AAGGCATATTTACCAATCTTAATCATTCTCTTTTGGTATTGACTCATTCAGTATCTTTACAATCTCTTGCGCTTGTGCTAATACTGCAATAGGAAGCGTGTTAATGACTTGATTTACTCTTGCGATTTGTTCTTTAGTAATTTCCATAGTTGTGTTTTATGTAAATATACAAATTATCCCTTTAACAACTCAACTTCTTCTTTCAACTCTTGTATTGCTTTAACTAATATCGGCACAAGTTTTCCGTAACTTAATTCAAGTCTATCTTCGTTTTCAGAGTAAACCAATCTTAAAGTATCATTGTCTAGTTCTCTAACTTCTTGTGCTATAAAACCAAAGTCTTTTTTACCTTTATTAGCTGAATAAAATTCTACTTCTGTTTCGTTGCCATCTTCATCAACATCTACTGTTGTTTCTAGTCTGTTATCCCATACAAATTCTCTTGGTTGTAAAGCATCAATAAAAGCCAAACCGTATTCTAAATCTTTTATTTCTGATTTATCTCTTTCATCTGATAAAGATGTTATTGATGTAACCGCACAACGTAAAGATGTGATACTTGAATTGCCTAAAGTAATTTCGTTGCTTACACTTGTAGAAGAAGCAGCAGCAGAAAGACCTACAACAGTATTGTTGCTTCCAGTTGTAATAGCACCACCATTATAACCAACTCCAAGCATAGTATTTTGTGTTCCACTTGTTAAAGTTCTTCCAGCAAAAGAGCCAAGTAAAGTGTTTTCTGCACCAGTTACTACTACTCCAGCTTGATAACCTATTAAAGTGTTATTGTTTCCAGTTGTTAATGCACGACCAGCTTGATAACCTACAATAGTAGCTTGTTGTCCAGTTGTTTGTGATTTACCAGCTTCAAAACCTACAAAAACATTATTAGAGCTTGTAGTTAAAACTTTAGCAGCGTCGTTACCTATAATAGTATTATTACTTCCAGATGTTAAACCGCTTCCCGCATCAATACCAAGAACAGTATTTCCTTGAGGATTGCCACTCAAACCGCTCGGCACTTCTCCAACGTACAAGCTATCTGTATCAACTAAACAATCTGTAAGACCATTCAAGTCTGAAGCTCCACCACCACCTAAATTAGATGGGTCAATACGGACGTTATCCGTACCATCATAACCGACCAAGAAATCAACATTTGCTGGGTCAGTTTTTACTGTAAATTCGCTAAATTTTTTATTTGCCATTTTTTTTAATTTATTCTATTATTATATATTCGTTTTGTTCTGTTTGTAAAAAGTCGCCATTCTCTGCTAATACCTCAAAGAAAGGTGTAGGTGTTGGATCTGTATAAGGGTAGTAAATGCTTCCCCATCCGCTTACTGTTGGATTACCCCACCAAGTTGTTTCGTATATTTTTCCCCAGCTCATTATATTGTTGTTAATGTTATTGCTTCCGCTTCTGTTAATACTCTATCGTAAACTCTTGTATCGTATACTTTACCCTCGAAATGATTTAAAACATTTGTATTGTTGCTAAAGTTAAGTCTATCCATTCCACTTGGAACAGTAGCACTTGTATCACTACCGACTAAATCACCATTAATAAAAAACTTGTATTCATTTTCTTTAAAAGTAACTGCTATTTTATTTCTTTGGTCAAAATTCAAGTTTAAATAACTATCTACTCCACCACTTGATAAAACCCTAACTTGTGTGCCATAATTTTGAAATATAAGCGCAAGTCTATTGCTAGCACTCCCATCACATAAAGTTATTATAGTAAAATTTCCACTATTATAAACATAGCTATCAACAAAAAATGTTCCCTCTGTAATGTCAAACAAATCAGCATCACCACCGTTAAAACATTCGTCTTTTAATCTTGTTACACCATTAGCATCATCTACGTTTTTAATATAGCTTGTAGCGTATCCACCAGCTTCCATCTGCGCACCCCATATAAATATACTACCAACTTCTGTTAAAGATATTTGAACACCAGTTGCGCCACCACCTAACGTATTTGGCGAAGTACCACTTACTTTTAACCTATACCAACCTCCATCAAATTTGTCAAAACTTGCAGTACCTAAACTACTTTCGATTGTTTCAGTAGACATATCAAACTCAATCCATCCAAAAGGATTAATTTGCCCACCAGTATTAGCATCATACATTTGAACTTTACAAATACTTGTTGTATCTGCTTTCACAAAAAGAGAATAAGTATATAATGTATTTGCTGTTATTGTAACAATACCACCTAATAAACCAACAGACGATGTAGTTTCTAATTTATATGCAGTTAGTTCCCCATTTGGACAAATGCTACTATTTGCAGTTATAGTTGAAAAAGCTGGTGTCCAAGCAGCACCGCTAAAGTTTTCGCTATATGCTTGTAAGTTTGTGCGTTGGCTCTCAAGTAAGAGCGAAGGACAATCGCTATTTAACCAATCTAATCTTGGTGTATCATTAACAACTTCCTCAATAAGACCATCCTTACGCACTCTTGTTGCGCTACCATTACGCTCGTATGTAAAATCGCCATCTGTATTATTCGGCAAAATAGAATATACAGTAGGAGGAGATTGTTTATATCCGCTTGGTATTAATGCTAATTTAGGATTTGTCATTTCTTCTCTTTAAATTCTTTGTAAAACCTTTTTGCTTCTTTTTCGCTTTTGCTCTCTATATACTGTTTTAGCTTGTTAAGGTTTATTTCTTTTACTTTATACTTCATAAAACCCATCCGTTAAACGTTGTATCTGTATCTGGGCTTATATCCTCGTTAGTGTTGCTTAAATACTCTGGGAATAAGTTATTGTTAAAACATAAATAGTCTACTAATCGTGTTGAGTAGTAGTTTGCGTATTCCCTTGCTTTTCCAACTAAATAATCTACCTCGTTTTTGTCTACGTTCTGTGCTGTTTCGCTACTGTGTTTAAGTACGGATTTGTTTGTAATTGTGTATGCTGCAAATGGTATATAATTCATCTGCGCAAACCAAATTAATGTTGGCTGAATATATGTATTTGTTAATGTCAAATAATCGCCACTTAAACTGTCTGCTATAATATCTGCACTAATCTTGTTGTATAAGTCTGTACCTAATAAATTCTGTATGTCTATTTGTTGCGCCACCTTCACAAACTGTAGCATCTTGTCAATGTCTACATTCCCATCAATGATGGAGTTTTTCTTAAGGTCTGTTGTGCTTATAAATAATGCTGTTGCCATTAGTTTCTAAATTTCATTTTGTTCCAATACTCTGCTGTATAGCCCTTATACTTCATATCCTTTGGTGCAACTGGTACTTCTTGTGCATTAGCCTCTGGCTTAAAACCTCTTTTCCTTGCCTCTGTTGTACTTATAGCATCGCCTAACCCTTTAGCACCATCTTTACGTACATAAGTCTTACGAAGCCATTTATGCTGACATCTCGCACCGCCTTTATAAAGCCAGATACTGTAAGTATCGCTGCCGCCTTTTCCAAATCCAGCATTTACTACTTTTGTGTCCATAGAAATAATATCCTCTTTTCTATATACCTTTTTAGCATCTACCATCTTCTTGCAAAACTTTCTTGAGTTTGCACTATATCTTTGTGGGCTGTACATATAACGTACTAAAAACTCATTACCTTCTTCTTTTGTTTGTTTACTTGTACCATCTTGCTCACTCTCTTTATAGGGCTTTGCGCTACCAGTACTTACAAACTCCCAAATCTTTGATAGTAAACTTTTGTCTTTAGGTTTGTTAAGGTCTGTAATTACCTCATCCAACCCTTGTTCTTCATCATAGTTTACTTCTCTTTCGTCTATTACTTCAAAATCCTTAAATAGTTCTTCTTCTTCTTGCCCTAAATCTATAAGTGCATCCGCTATATCGCTACCTAATTCGTCTGGTAATTCTGCGCTTAACTTAACACCAGTTTCTTCTTCTTTAGTTTCTTCATCCTCTACGTTTTCAAGGTCTGTAAACTCTAAAGGCTGTAAGGTCTTAAAGTATAGTTTTAAGCTAATATTATTGTAAGCTAATATACTATCAAAGGCATCTATTAAAAGTGTCTGAAATGGTCTAATAACTGTGTTATCCATTAGTATAGATGCAGTCTTTAACTCGTCTGCGTTGTTACCTAAACCGCTACTGTCTTTAATACCCAACAACATAGGGCTTACAATTCTATGTGCTACCATTATTTTTTTACCACTCTCATCACTTAAGAATTGGTATTGGTTATGCGCATCGCTTAATTGTATTGGCTCTATTGTAGCTGCACTCTCTGGGTTGTCGTTAAACGCTAATATAAATTTACCAGCATTACTACTACCGCTAAACTTTTGGTATATTCTATTTTCAAGCATTTGACGTTCCTCTGCATTTGGAGTACCGTTATTAAAGTTAATTAACATACTTGGCGCAAGTCCATTAAGGATGTTGTTTAAATGGTAGTTAGATATTTCTTCTTCTAACTCTGCATACTGTAAACCACCTTGATAGTCTGGGCTTGAATAATATTTATATCCAGCTCTGTAAGGCTTAACGTATACTATCTCTATGTTTTCTTTTGAATAACCAAAAGCTGGTATGCGTGTGCAATCGTCTGCTTTTTTTACTTTACTCCAATCGTCAGAATAGTAGTAAGCCTCTATCTCGCCTTTGTCGTTGCATTTCTCTGCTCTTAAGTTCTCAACTGGAATATGCTCTACTTGTGCCACAGTCTTGCGGTCTTTAGAGTATATAACTTGCATAGAACATTGACCCATTAATTTAAGGTCATAGCATAACTTACGCACACAATCCTTGTGAAACAAAGACATCATTTTAGCGTATGCTTCTGGCTTCTTGTTGCTGTTTAAAGCATCTAAACCTTTGCCATATATCATTTCGCTAACTCCGTTAATAATAGCGTTGTTTGTTGGGCTACCATTGTAACGGTCTATTAGGTATGCGAAGTAATTGTTATCTGCGCCATAGCTAACCCATTCCTTGTTAGACTTCTCTACAATTTGTGGGCTTGTGTAGGTGCTTAAATTTACTACTCTTAAATCGTTCATAATATAATGTAATCGTTATCAAAACTATCTTCTTGTACATACTCATCTTTGTTAATAGAGTAGTAGTCGTTAGTAGTTTGGTTTATTGTTTGGTCTGTGCAAAATACTTTGTCTTTGTATATTACCGCAGTTCCGTTCTTAACTTCTAATATGTAAAAATCGCCTTCTGTTAGCGCTCCAAAAACCGCATCAAAACTCATATAATTACCATCAGTTGATGCAGTAGGAGTTAAGTTTACGTTTGTACCAGTACTTTCGCTTGTAAGATTTACTGTTATACCACCATTAATATATTGTCTTGGTATTATCTTAAAGGTCTTATTTCCGTTTGTGCCTATTAGCTTCATATTAATATATAAACAAAACTAATTTATTTTGCATTGTAAGGCATAAAAAAAGGGCTATCCGTTAAGATAACCCTAAATTTAAAACCCTAATTGTGTTTATGCAGTTGGGTCGATTTGTGAAGCAGAAGCATCAGCAGTAATTACTGACCCAGTCACAAAGTAAGGCGGAGCAGTTTCTTGCGCTACCGCTGTGATTGTGTACCCAGTTAAATCTCCCATTGCAGCACCAGTTACAATAGTACCACCATTTACATCAGCACCGTGTTCTAATCCCATAACGAAATAGTTTCCGTTGTAGTCCTCTATTGCAATGTGTGGTCTTGCGTGTGCAATTAGTTTAAGTTCCTCTTGTGTCGCTTTGTCTTGGAATGTAAGTGTAAGATTAAGTGTACTCTCATAGAAAGTTGTACCATTCTCACGAGAAGAATTGATAGCAGTTTCTAAAGATGAGTTACCCTTAACATCAAACTGAAACCAATCTGGGTCTCCAGCAAATGCTGTAATCTCTCCAGCAGCTATTGTGGCAGCACCTAAAGTACCAAAGTCAGCAAAGTAAATAGTTTTAATACCACCTACTGCGCTTTTGCAAGGTACTTTTCTACCAGTTGTTAATGAACAAGCCATATTTTTATAGTTTTTTTAAATAAAAAAGGGTAGGGTAAATTGCCCCACCCCTTTCTACGTTGATTAATTAATTATTATACAGTTCTGTAAACGATGTCAGATACTTGTGCGTATTGTACGCCAGCAGTAAATCTCATCACTACACGAACATTCTGGCTTCCGTCTGTTTCAGCCATATCAATAACTCTTACTTCGTTAAGGTCGCTTAAGATACCAGTACCAAAGAAAAGGTTAGACTTTTCAGCAGCGATAATCATATCGTCAGCAGCACCTCTACAAGGAATTACTGGGATACCATCAAAGAAAAGGTTACCTAATACTTGGTTGTTTCCTTTGTTCTCAAATCCGTTAGCGCCAACTCCAGCAGCACCAAAACCGCCTAAAGCACGAGTATATGCGCGAACTACGTTTGAAGCAGCATAGATAGCTAAATCTTCACTTCCGTAAACTGTGCTTGGAATAGCATCTACAACATCTCCTAATTCAGCAACTACGTTTGCAGCAGTTACAGCAGTACCAGTAATATCTTGTCCAGATGGCAAATCTCCATCAGCAGCTAACAATGTAGCAAATCCGTTAAATTGTCCAGAAGTTGAAGTATTTCCACTCCAAATGTTTCTTTCTGTGCGGTCAGCTACTTTAGCAGCAACGTGAGCCAATACAAAATCAGAAAAGTTAGCTGGTAGGTTGTCAAATGCAGAATATCCCATTTGTGCAGCTTCCCAATCCGAATGTAGGTCTTTTTTACAGATGTCAAGGTTTACTTGAAATTCTTCTGGCTGAAGGATTTTCTCTGTAAGAGTTAATGTCCCTTGTCCAGTTTGAAAGTCGCAAGTAGCGTCTTTTACGATACTGTCAGTTGAAGCCTTTTTGATTACAGACTTAAACTTAACGTTAGGCATAATTGTGATATTGCCTTTGTCTAATGTGTCAGCCGAGAGAAGCGCTGCGGCTACGTATTTGCCACTGAACTCTCCGCTATAACTTGAAGTAATTGATACACTCATTTTATTTAGTTTTTAGTTGTTTATTAATTATTAAATTTTGCCATTACTCTATCTAATGTACTCATTCTTCTGTTTTGTGAGATACTGAATTTTGATAGGTTTTGTTTTGCCTCTGGGTTAGCTTTGATTGGCTCGGCTGCTGGCTCGTTAAGTTCTGCTTGTACTTCTTCTGGCACTTCGCTTAACTCTACTTTTTCGTGCTTGCATAGTTCCTCTGTTACAAGGTTTCCTAACTCATCTGCGCTTAAGTCCTCTTTAGGCTCTAACATTGCTTTGATTTCCTCAATCATTGATTTAACC